GATCCGCTTTCCCGAATGTCTGATAACAATGGGCGTTTGTCCGTGCGTTCTTCGGGTTTACGGGATAACTGTGCCAACACAATGATTGTAATGTTCAATTCCTTTGCCAACAATTTTAACCCCCTTGAAATCTCCGCAATTTCTTGTTCACGATTTTGTTTTGAACCCGTCATCAACTGGATGTAATCAATCACCAAAAGTTCCAACCCGTGTTTGGCTTTGTGTACTTTGGCTTTGGATTTCAATTGTTGGATGGATGCGTTTGGTTCTTGGTCCACATAAAATTCCACATCACTATTATTGACCGCATGGCAAAGTTTTTCCACTTCGTATTGGTTCAACGATGCGTTGCGAATCTTGTAATTCATGATGTCGGTAATCAGTGAAAAGTATCTTTTTACCAATTGTTCGGAACTCATTTCCAAACTGATAATCAAACTTTTTCCACCCAACTTTGAGAATTCATAAATGAGTGATAAAGCCAAGGCCGTTTTACCCATCCCAGGTCGTGCAGCCATCACAATCAAATCACCCGCGTTCCAACCTCCCAAAATTCTATCCAATGAAGCCCACCCCGTTGCTTTGCCCGTGATCCGTTCACCCCTTGCCATGGCTTCCGTGATGTTGTCTAACGCCCTTGCACTTATCTTGTGGATGGATTCGGGGTCATTAATGGTTGTAAACCTTGTTGATTCAATGATGGTTTGTGTGTCATCCATCAATTCCTTCAAACCCTTGGTTAAATCCAACTTGCCCAATCGTTCAATGAATTGTTTGTGCAAATACTTTTGTTCCAACTTTGGAATGTACTGGCTTATATTGGCCACATCGTGAACATTCTGCCCAATTTCAATGATTTGTACCCTTTCCTTTCCCGTCATGCCTTCCGTGGTTGTGATGTAATCCACGGGTTCATTCGCATGATAATTGGTAATCATGTTGCGTATGGCTTTGCGATACAATAAAGTTTCAAACCAATCCGCTTTCATACGGGGCAATAAAGCCCGTGTCTGTGGATAGAACAACAATTGTCCTAACACATATTCCTCAATGTCATTTGTCATAATCTTCGATATTAAAGTATTTTATTGGTTTTGTTTGTACGGGTGCGGTATTTTTTAAGTTTCCATCCTTCCATGTAATCACACAAGCCTTCCAATTCTTGATTGCGTTTTTGCCAATCATCCACCCCTTCGCTTCGTAAAAATTGTAAAACCGCTCGGCCACATTGTTCATCCCTTTTTCTTCCATGTAAAGGGCAATTTCTTCAATGGTAGGTTTCTTAAATTTCTTTTCTTGTTCTTCTTCTTTTTCTTCTTCTTCTTCTTGTTCTTCTTGTGATGCAGTATACATACCGTTTACATACTCTATCAATACTCTATCCTTAACACTGCAAAGTTCTGATTTTATGCAACTTATAACCTTTGGCGATGTTGACCCGTTGTATTTCATCCAGTTCTTCAATGCCACCTCTTTTGTAGTTTCAGAATAAAGGATTTTGCCAACCTTAATAAAGTATGCAAGGAGTTTAGATACTTTATCTATACTGTATCCAAGTTCAAAAGACATTTGTTTTTTACTGATTTCATAAATGCCACATTGTTTCGTGCGTTCGTTGGTCAATAAGTACAAATAGAATAAACGATGGTCATTGTCAAGGTCCTGAATAAACGGATCACTCCAAAAGGATGTGTGAATTTTTCTAAAAATCGCCATGATTAAAACCCCTCATTAGTTTTTATATATTCCCTTTCGTAGTTAAACATTAACCCGTCAATGGTATATTTGTAAGTGTAAAAAGATATATCACCTTCTTCCGTGCTATTTGATTTCACATCATAATACTGATTTCTTATTGACAATAAATTAGGAATAAAACAAAATGAACCAGTTGTATCAATTTCCCTACCAATCAATACAAGATTAATAACATATTTTTCTTGACGACCTTTCTTTTCTAAATACCTCTGAATTCCTTTAACATAATTTAATGATTGCAAAAAAGCACCAATACCAATACTATCCTTTTTTAATTCATAGATTGTAATTTGTCCAGGAACAAAATATTCTCGTTCTGGACCATCATAACATGGTCTTGTAAATTCAACCAAATCGGCAATTCCATAATTACCAATTTTTAATTGTCTCAATAGTTTGCCCGTAATCGACAACCCCTTTTTTTCTAATGAATCCCTTCCAGATTCAAAGATGATTTGTTCCAAATCTTTTTCTAAAAATGTCATAAAATTAAAAACCCTACCAAAATAGTGCAGTTGCGGTGCTACTATCTCAATAGGGTAAAAGGTTTTTTAACATTGGGAATCCGCAACAATCCCGTTAACGCAACAAATATACAAAAAAAGATTATCTTTGCATCAATCCGTTCTTGTTATTTGTCATTTCATAGGATTAGTGGGGGGTTGCCGATGCCCCCCATTTTTTGTTTCATACAAGGCCACCATCGCAATAAATAAAAATCCGAATCCAATACCACCCGCAATGATTTGTGCGGTCTGTGGATACTTTACAATGCACCATCCATAAGTCAAACCGCTAATGATGGTTAAAAATACAATGATGATGTTTCTCATTTGTAGATTTTTTGTTCTTGTTCGATGTAATAAGTGATTCCATAAACTAACATGGAAATCATTACCATGGCCAATCTTTGGTCTTGTGTCCATTTTAACGCGTTGTAATCGCCTAAAATGAATGAAATGCACACATACACAACCCATACAATTAAAATCGTTCTAATGGCTTGTTTCATGCCTTTTTTAACATTATAGTGTCCTCATTTTGAAGGTACTGGGCGGGTTCGTACACTTCCCCCGTTTGTTCGTTCAAGAAAATACCAAGGTTCATGTTCTTGTAGGCGTGTTGGTGGAGTTTTTCGCGTTCCTTTAACTCCGCCCGTAATTCCATCACTTGTGGTATGTGGTCGTAATTATACCGACCTCCACCCGCCTTGCGTGTGATTTCGTATCCGTGATACACTTGCCCATGCCATTTACCCGCTTCGGTCAATGCAAGGGGTTTCACTTGGTCCTGAAAGTTCTTGATGGTATCCGCCAATTCTTTTAATTCAATGTGGAATTGTAGGGGGCAGTAATTGCCACCCCCTATTTCCAACATCGTGTCCGATAATTGTTCAATCATTTTTTTCATCAGAACGGCAAGTCATCGTGTGAAACTGGTTTCAATTGTGCCAAGGTGTCTTGACCATCCACCACGAACTTTTCAAACACTTGGGCGTAGGCAAGTATTTCGTGTAACTTGATGTCACCATTGATGACCAAATCCCCCGCCACTTTCAATACACTCATACGGGTAATGCGTTTGTCCGTTTCGGGGTCTTTGGGTTTGGCAGTAAATCCACCTTGCGCACCTGGTTGTGCCATCACGGGTGCAATCTTGTAATAAATGCGGTCTTTGAATTCCTTGGATGTGATAGTGTAATCGGTTTCCACACCCACTTTGAATTTGGTTTGATCCGCACTTTTGCTTGCATACTCACCCGAATCGCCATTGGCAAAGGTGATTTCAAATTTGTACAATGTGCCGTACTGCCCGTTGTAAGTTCCGTTGGCAGTTACATTGGTTACTGCGCTTCTTTTTTGTTGTTCCATACTATTTTGTTTTTTAATTGGTAGTTTAGTTTTGTGAGAATCTCAAATTGTTTTTCCATTGATAACCCGTTTCGTTTGAATTGGAATTTCCAGGTGGTAACTGTTGCGTAGTTGGCGTGTAATAACTCCGCCAATTCTTTGTTTGACTTGTTAAATACTTGTGTTAGTGCTTCGTGTGTTGTCATAGTGATTGTAATCGTATTTGGAAAGACATACCAATTGTAAATAGGTCGCTACCTTGATGTCCCGTAATTGTTATATGGCAAGTATCATCGTTGTTGTAATGCCTTTCAACAATTGAAATGTGTTTATACCTATCCTCTGATAATATGTCTTGGAATTCTTCCATCCAATCAATGAATAAAAAATATATAGTTGTCATTTTGCTTTGCCTTTGTACATTCTGCGTTGAACCAACATTTGTGTGAACTCATTGAATTCGGGGATGTACTCATCCTTTTCAAACTGGTAGGGGGTTGCTTCTTCGATTTGTTCGTAACGCTTGTTGTTGCGTTTGATGCAGTGCCATGAATAACCAATGGCAAATGCGATGGGTGTTCCGATGATTAAGTAAATGATATCCATGTTATTTGTCTTTTCAAAAATAGGTTAAAGTATTTGCAATTCCAAATTAAATGCGTTTTAATATAAAATCAAACGCTTCGTGTAAAGTGACTGTGCGGTAAATTTCAGCCATGCGAAAGGCGTGTTCGTAGGTTGGTGCATACCATGTTTTGGTGTACAATTCCTTTCCGCTTTCGTTGCGGTAAGTGCATTCGTAAATGTTTATGATTGCTTCCATAGTTTTAAGGGGGTGATTAAACCCCCATGATATTGATTGAACTTGTGATTTCGATGGCGTTACCGAATGTGTAACGGTGATGTGTTTTTGTACCCGTCTTGTAAAAAGGCATTTTGAACTCATAAAAAGTGTGAACGCCATTGGGTTTTTGCCAGTGCTTCAATGTAGTAAGTGTGAACATTTTTTCAGTTACCTCACATACAACCGCTTCGCTGATTGAACCTTGTAAATCCGAATAGTAAGTTACCATGTCACCTACCTTGATGTCGTTGAATTTTTGTTTGTTTGTCATATTCATAGTACAAATATACATTTGATATTTGAAATTCCAAACATATACACAAATAAAAAAAGGGATTTTACTCCCTTTCTTTGTAAATGACTACTTTTCCTTTGTGAGTGACTTCAACATTTCAATCAAACGGGGGCAAGGATATACATCCGCCTTGTCCGCACGAACTGAATTGTGGGTGAATACACCCGCTTCGTTCTTCAATGCCCGTTTAGTCACTACCCAAATATCTTCATTGTAGGTTAAATCTATGCCGTACTTTTCATTCCAAAGGATCAATAAGTCCTTAACGGATTGAATCTGTTCGTCCGTGTATTTGTGCCACAACTTGTATCCTTTGTATGCTGTTGACAACTCCGTTACTTGGTCTGCGGGTATTTCACCGCCCACATAGTTGTAATACTTTGTGCCTTTTTTGGTCAACGGACCCCAGTTGCAAACCTCAATACCGATGGATGTTCTATCCAAAGGTAGATAAGGGCAACCATGCCCCATGAAATGCTTTGTGCCTAACCCTAAATGGTACGCCCAATACTCACTGCCAAACCCTTGTACGACTGTGCCGTCTGTTGAGATGGCAACACAAGTTGCAACCTTGTTGGCTACCTTTTCCCAATACGCAAAGGTTTGTTCACCGCTTCCGTTTCCCGCAGTGTGGTGTAAATACACCTGGGTCTTTTTAACCGCTTCGCGATTGTATGCCCTAAATGGTACTTGTTTAATTTTCATCTTGTTTCTTTGATGCTCCAAAATAGAATGATACTACCATAGTCACAATGGATGTTACCCCACCCGCTATGGTAAAATAAATGTCTTTTTGATCCGTTGGGAAATCCCAAAAGATAATTGAAAACAATATGGCATAACTCAATGCCAAAATTAGGATGGCAACAATGCCCGTTACATTTGCTTTGAATCTGTCCATTATCCTTGTCCTCTATATTTTTTTGAACTTTTGTGTTTATTGATGTGCTTGGTATGTCTGCCCAACTTTCTTTTGGGTTTTACACGAAATGTCGATACATTACTTTTAACCTTGGTTGCCATTATTTGATTCCGTTTAATCGCATCATGTTTGCAATGGATGCGGTGTCCATACCTACCAAAGAAGTATCCACGCCCATAAACATCATCGTGGTTGCCATTGCTTCAATCTTTGATTCTGCCTTTGCTACTTCTTTTTCCAATGCCTTCTTTTCTGCAACCTTTGCCTCAACCATCTTGGCGTTCATCGTTTGAGCCATTTTGGTGACTTCTCCCGCACTTTGTAGGTTTTTTGATACCTTGTTAAGCAACGCGTCTATTTCGTCAACCTGTGGGCTTTGTTTTGCGTTTGCGATTGTGAAGATATATCCAGTGATAAACAATGCAGTAAATACGATTAAAAGATTCTTCATAACTTTTTCATTGTTTGCATGATGCGGATTTCGGTCATCGTTGCCGCCAAACACGAATCGGACTTTTTAAGGGCGTATGTGAGTTTGTCAATCTTCACATCCAACGCTTCTATCTTTTGATTTGCCTTTTCAATCTGTTCTTTATAGCCCGAACGAAGGTCAAAGTAAAGATAAGAAACAGCAACAAGCATACAAAAGGCCACGGCTGAAATTGGGTTTTTACGGAATTGCTCAAACGAAACGGGCAACGCATTGGGTTTTCTTGCGGTCATTATTCAGTAGGTGGAAAAGGTGGTGGTGGTGGTGGGATGTATTCGGCTTCGGGTAAATCTAAAACCCAAGCGTATTCAGTTATTGCAACTTCGGGTTTGTCCTCATCGCTAAGAAACAAAAACCAAACGCCGTTAATATCTTGAACGCAATTAAAAAACTGATAAGGTGCGTAGTATTGCCCTTGTATCAAATCCTTTTGTTCGGGTGTAAGTGTGTAACCTATCATATTTTTATTAATTATACGGACCTCGACAAACTTACTTGGAACGCTTGTACGGCGGTGTAAAAGTTGGATGCTTGGGTGTCGGTTAAGCCGTCACCGATAGAAGCAAAAGCACATTGATTTGAACTATAAAAAGTATTCAAATTACAAGCCCCTAACCAATAATTTAAGT